CGCGTAATGTTGCGCTATTGAAGACAAAAGAGCCTTCGCGCATTGAGGCATTGAGTGAGCAGCTTGCCAAGTTTTCAAAACATACCGAAAACGGTATAAAGTATGAACTTGGCGGCGTTGAAGTCGAGCATACAAAAGTGTTAGATCATATTATTGCAAAGTTTCCATTTCTTGAGGATGGAAGCGGTGTAGCCGGTGGCGGGGCCATGGGTGGAGGTAGAGACGGTGGGGCCGTGAATAAAACATCAATTGAAAAAATAACAGCCGGTTTGGCTGAACTAACAAAATAGGTGAATTAAAATGGCAACACAAACATTGGCGGAAGCTAAAAAACTTATTAATAATCAAATAGTTATCGGTGTTGTAGAAGACATTATAACTACCAATCCCGTGTGGAATGTTATCCCATGGACTGGATACAATGGCCAAGCAATTTTGGTAAACCGTGAAAATGCGTTAGGTGATGCCCAGCACTTGGCAGTTGGCGGTACAATAACCGCTAAGGCAGCGGCTACATTTACGCAAGTTCCGTACACTGCCGTGACTACAATTGGCGATGCTGAATTGAATGGCCTTGTCGCTGCTCAATCTCAATCAGCCGGTGTTGATCAGATGGCAATAGAGATAAGCTCGAAAGCCAAAAGCATTGGCCGTTTACTGCAAACAGGTATGGCAACCGGTACAGGCGTTGATCCGCAATTACACAGTCTGCATACTCTTTGCGATGCTTCACAATACACTACAGCTTCAGCAGGGCAAGCTCTGTCTTTCGCTCTGTTAGATGAATTGCTCGACTTGGTGAAAGCAAAAGATGGCGAAGTAGATTACATCATGATGTCAGCTCGCACATTGCGTTCATATCGTGTTTTAGTTCGCGCATTAGGAGGAATTAATGAAACCGTTATTTTCGACATGGGCAATGGCCGTACTCGAAACGTAGATATGTATAACGGAATCCCTATATTCCAGAATGACTTTTTGTCGATTGCAGAAACAGCTAATGGCGCAGCTCTTGCCGGCGGTGCGTTAACATCTGTTTATGCTGGCGTATGGGATGATGGCACACGTAAAATTGGCCAATCTATGATATACCCTAACGGAACACCAGTTGGCGTTCAGGTTGAAGTTATTGGAGCGGCTGAGGCAAAAGATGAGCGCATAGTGCGCGTTAAATCTTACAGCAACTTTGTAAACTTTAATCGTCGCGGCCTTGCTCGTTTGACATCAATCAATAACTAAGGTGTTATTATGAGCGAGAACGCAAAGAGCAAAAGCGTTATTGTGTATTCGGATTATAAAAAGCGCGGCGAGGTCGAGTTTTTATGGGGGGTGAAGTTTGAATGGGACGGCAAACGATACACCGCAACCGTTAGCACAGAAGATGCTGAAGCAATGACAATAGCAGGGCGAGTGACGACAAAATGAAAAACAAACCGGCTGTAATGGCCGGTTTTTTGTTTTATAATGTCAAAAAATAACAGGCGTTAGATCATGGCAGCACCGGCAAATACAGTATTACCAACGATATCTGGAACAGTTGCTGTTGGCTCTGTTCTAACGTGCGCGAAAGGCACATGGACTGGCAGCGGTAGCCTAACGTATGCTTACCAGTGGCTTCGCGTTAATGGTGAAACTGAAACGATTACAGGAGCTACATCATCTACCTACACGGTAGCGGCTGAAAACACAGATCATCAATTACAATGCGCGGTTACCGCCACTAATAACCAGTCTGAATCTACCAGCGCAACAACCATTTCAACAACTACCGTTTTAGATGATTGGTTTATAGTTGAGGACGGAACAGGCGTTGCAAACGCTAACAGTTACTGCACGCCAGAATATGCAAATCGTTATTTTGCAAGCCGTGGAAATACGACATGGGCAGCTCTAACATCTAACGCAAAGAAAGTGCTTTTGATCAAAGGGGCATCAAAAATAGAGCAGGATTACATGGACAGGTTCAAGGGTTGCAGAACATTTTCAGAGCAGTCATTGTCATTTCCGCGGTACGATGTTGTGATAGATTCGCGATTGCAGGCAAGTGATGCAGTACCGGCCAGAATTATGGACGCTACATGTGAGTTGGCATGGAGGGCATCCAGTGAAGAGCTAACACCTGATCTACAGCCGGTTGGCAATGTTATAGCAGAGTCTGTTGTTAGTGGCCTTGTTGATATCCAGTATTCCGACAAAAACATTCCACGCACTGTGATTTATCAGGCAGTTGATAATTTACTTAGACCGTTTTTGAAAAATAGCAGTGTGTTTAATCCGGTGATTAATCGTGTCTGAAAACGCACTATACACACGCGGTAGGGCGCTGATATCAGAGAAGCTGGCGCAATATAAAACTGGCGTAGTGATTTACGTTCATCCTGGCGCAAAATCTGGCGCGGCATATAATCCTACTTTCGCGGCATCAACTAGCTATACGTTAGACGCAGCGGTGCAAGGCGTGCATAAACGATACATTGATGGCAAGCTGGTGATTGCATCTGACAAGATGATTACGTCCGCCGTGTTTGCTATTACCCCAACCATGGAGGGTCACGTTACTGTTGACGGAAAGCGCATGGAAATAGTGAAGATTGAGAATCTGCCAGCTGGTGGTAATCCTTTAGCAATTGTATTGATAGTCAGGGGATAAGATGAACTCTAACGCGCGGCTAAAGCTACAATTACAGCAAGAACAGGCCGTTCTACGCGCCTTCACTGATTCAGTCCAGCGTGTTAAAAATCAGGTAATGATAAATGAAATTGTTAGGGCGCTTGATAACGGGAATGTAGATGCCGTCATTGATTTATTGCAGTTGGATGCAGCAACATTCGAGCCGCTAACGCAAAGTATTATTAGCTCATATCAGGCAGGTGGAATTGCAGCAGCTCAACAGATTGGACGCATACCGAAAGGTGACGGAACGATTGCCGTTAGATTTAATGCTCGAAGTATTGGCGCCGAAACATGGGCAAAGACGTTATCAAGTGAGCGTATTGTTGAGATTGCAAGCGAAACAAAGGACGTTATACGCGCACAGATTACCGAAGGTCTGGCAGCTGGCATGAATCCTAAGTCGGTTGCGCTTGATATTATTGGTCGCGTTGATGGTAATGGCGTTAGGCGCGGCGGCGTGATTGGACTGACAAAGAATCAGGCTGAATGGGTAAATAATGCGCGTGAAGAATTAATCAATCTCGACAAGAACTACCTAACGCGCGGACTTAGAGATAATCGTTTCGATTCAATAGTTGAAAAAGCCATTGATGACGGCGTGTCACTTTCAGATGAAAAAGTAAGCAAAATCATCAACAGTATGCAAAATAGAACGCTGAAATACAGGGGCGATACGATAGCAAAAACGGAAAGCATTAATGCGCTTAGGGCTGGCCAGAATGAAGCCGTTTTGCAGGCAATTGAAATAGGTGAGCTGGACGCACGCGACGCATTTAAAGCATGGGATTCTACCGGCGACGGCAAGGTGCGTGAATGGCACAAAGAGGCTGAAGATCAAGGAGAGATACCGTTCGATGAACCGTTTATTGTCGATGGTGAAGAATTGATGTATCCAGGTGACCCAGCAGGCAGCCCTGAAAATATTATCAATTGCCGGTGCAGGCTGAAAACAGTTATAGATTTTGGCGGCAAAGTTGCGAGGTTAGAAGGTTATGGCTAACACTTTCCATTCACAAGTTTCGGCATGGGCTAAAAAATCAGAGCATAGATTGGAAGCAGTGGCAAGAACAGCTACGCTTGATATTGCGGAACATATTCAAAAGCCGGTAGCCAAGGGCGGAAATATGCGGGTTGATACCAGCTTTTTGCGTAATTCGATGGGCGCTGCCTTGAACTCAATACCGACCGGCGTTAGCGTCCAGCCGAATGACTATAAAAATACAGACTTTGATTTTACGACAGTTGCGCTTGTGATTAATCGCGCAAAAATTGGCGATAGGATAACACTTGGCTGGGTTGCAAATTACGCAAAATACCGCGAGCATAAAGATGGATTTGTTCGCAAGGCTATGCAAAATTGGAATAAAATAGTCAAAGAAGCTTCGCGCAAAGTTGAGCAAAGAGTGAAATCATAATGGCCGATTTTATCCCGACAGTGTTAGCAGTGATTGCAGCTTCTGGATTTACAGATGAAATTGCATATCCAGGTATAAAGTTCGACCCTGCAAATCTAACGCAGTGGATTGAAGTTGATATTTTTGAAAACGGCTTTGATGACTTCGATACCGAAAATGACGGACAAAAAACGGAGCGTGGCATCTTGCAGATATCCGCCGTTTGCAAGCCTGGAGGTGGTATCGTTATTCTCGACGCGCTCGCAAAAACAATTCAGACAAAGTTTGCAAAAGGCACTATACTTTGTGATAAAATCAGGGTAACGAAACACCCATACAGAATGGATTTAATTACAACAGATGACAGGCTAATAATGCCCGTTAGCATTAACTACTCGGCTTAGCCGGAGGCGCATAACATGACAGCAGTAACGCAAGCAGGCGCAAAACTTTATATCGCCGTAGATGGCAGTGGTGATGCACAGCCACAGGCATCAGATTTGAATTTGGCAGCTTATGAAGCCCTAACATGGCTACAGGTTAAACATGTTGGCAGCTTTGGCGAAACAGGTGCAGATACTGCAATCGTCGAGTATGACACGCAAGACGATGATGTGACATTGCAAGCTAAATCATCTACAAAAGCTGGCAATCCAGAAATCCAACTGGCACGTAATGCGACCGATCCCGGCCAAATTGAAATGCGAGCCGCTGCACTGACAAAGAAAAATTATGCATTCAAACGCACGCTGGATGATCAGATTACACCGTCAACCGGCAACCCTACAATCCAGTATAACAGGGGTGTAGTATCTGGCCCGAAAATGCCCAATGGCTCAAGTGGTGATTTTACGCTTGAGGTTTATACGTTAGGTCTCAATCAGCGTCAAATTGTAGATGAGGCAACATAATGGATTTGTCTACAATACCACAGCCTGAAACGCGGGAAATTGAGCTTTTAAACCCTGCTACCGATTCCGGTACGGGGTTAGTTTTGATCATTGCCACGACATTCGACAGACGCGTGAAGGCATCTGCCAGGAAGTTGCAAGATTTGGTTAATGATAAAAACAAAGATTCAAAAAGCGCAGATATTGACGAGTCAGAGCTTGACCGTCAACGCATGGCAG